GTTCAATCATTTCAAACACCTTTTGTTATAAATTATTATTCATAAATTAACAAGAAGTATTTATAATTTCCCACCTTTACAGGTTGCCAACCAACTCTTTATCTCTGCTATATCCTTATCAGAGAGAAGTGTAAGTGCTTCTTTAGCTTTGTTATAACTGTAGCCAAAGTATTCCTTTACTGCTTCGAGATTACTCTCCTCTGCCTTGATCCATTTGTTATATCTTTTTGACCTACGTATCACAGCACGTAGAAAATCATACTGCATACGATAATCAATATGTGTCCTGCTGTTCATTTCGTTAGCTGCTATGACAGTATCAACACCGAACCCCAGGCCTCTGTTTATAATAAAGGCAGGATATTGTGATTCATTGTCCTCTGTCATTAGATCTTTTTTAGTGTAGGTAATAGTGTTTAGATACTCAAAGGGACTTAACTTTTTAATCTTTTCAACGTATTCTTTTTCATCTACCTCTTCAACAGGAGGTCCAAACTCTTTAAAATAGCTCATGCAATATTCCTGCCTTGTCTAATACTTTAGATGCCCCTAACTGTGGATCCTCTGCTGTAATAAACTCACCTAACAGCTCATTTAATACACCATTATTTTTTAACATTCTTGCTACACTGTGGCTTGAAGTAGGAAAATAAAATATTTTTATGTTAGGCAAAGTAGGAAACTTTATCATGTGAGGTACATCAATTTCATCTGGTGTCCAAAGATGAATATAGGTTGTCATAGGTCTAAACATTCCTTCTAAGTTTTTCCAACCAGAAGCTAATACCATATCTCTTAAAGGTTGAGTCCTTCGGTCAAACTGGTGAGTAACTTCATTAGGATCAACACTCCAGTGAGGTGTAAATGCTATCACTCGATGTACATCAGCATGGTAAGCAAACTTAATAGCGTTTGTTCCTCCCATACAGTTTCCTAAAGCTGCTACATTTTTTCCATCAAAGTAAGGACTTAAAAAATTAGACACCCACTCCCAATCAATGTGACTGCCCCAAGTTCTTTTTTTGTCAATAACCCAAAATCTATCTCCCATTCCTGCAGTAACTTTTACAAACTCAGGTCGGTCAAGAGCATCTCTGTTAAGATTATTGAAGCCAAATATGTCGAAGTCAATGCCAGAGAAAGAAACAAGGGTATTGTTACCTTCACCTTTCTCGTAAAAAATTCTGACTGTATCATCATCATGGATTATGTTCATTTGAATTTCATGCTCGCCATCAGTTCAGTCAAGCAAGCAGTCAGATTAATTTCCTGATCTGCAACAAACGCTGCCTTGTATTGATAGTCAGCAATAAGTACAACCATTTGAGGAACAGTAGTAACCTCAGGAATCAAACTGTCATAAATGTATCTGAAAATTCCTTGAGGGTCTGACTCAACATTGTTAGCAACCCACTGACGCATCTTCTTCCAGTCTTTTTCTTTCATTGCTGAAACAAGTTCCTTTGTATTGATCTCACCTATGTTGCTGAGGATACCTTCGTCAATGACACCAGAGCTACTGTATCGCTGTAGTTCGTTTATCACTCGCCTGTAGTCAGGATAGTGTTTCATCAACAGTTCAGCTAACACCTTGTCTACGTATTCAACTCCTTCTGCTTTGAGTATCTCTTGCATACGTTTCATAAAGGAAGAGGCAAGTTTAGCCTTGTCTGCCTTTTGTGAACCAAAGTCAATCACCGTAGTCCTGCTGTGTAGAGGAGTAATGATCTTTTGTTTATAGTTACAAGTGAATATAAAGCGACAGTTATCAGAAAAGGACTCAATGAAAGCCCTGAGAGCAGGTTGTACTGACTCCCTGTTTAGATAGTCAGCCTCATCTATGATTACAACCTTAGGCTTGCCGAGGAAGGACATACCACTAGCAAACTGTTTGATTTTAGTTCGCAGTGTATCAATTTGACGGCCCTCATCTGAACCATTGATAATGATATAGTCACTACCAAGTTCTTCACACAGGGCTCGTGCTACTGTAGTCTTACCTGTACCTGCTGTACCGCACAATAACAGGTTAGGAACTTCCCCCTTAGAGAGAAATTCCTTGAACGTGCTTTTGATTGATTCGGGCAGGATACATTCTTCAATAGACTTGGGACGATACTTCTCTACCCATAAAAAATGTTCCATTCACAAACTCCATAATATAATATAATTTTAACCTAGCTTTTCTTTTACTGAAGTTACCTCAGTAAAATTCAACTCAATGTGTTTGCCTTCTACTGCATCACACCAGGAACAGGGTTCTCCTTTTGCTGTGTGTGTAGGTCCACTGTCTGGACAGTCATGGAACCACATACCCTCGATTTCTTCAGCCATTATCTTCCTCCTCAAAAGGATTTACTTCTTCTTTTAGGACTTTGCGGATCATGCCCAATGCAGGACCCGTGTTCTTAAAAATATATTCTGCGTCACCATCAACACTGTTAATTTCTAGCAACCATCCATTTGCTACTTCACGCAAAGTAAAAGACATTTTACCGTCCATAATTAAAACTCCGAAGACTTATCTAGAGCAATCCAATACTCTACATTGTCTGACTTAAAGTGTACGAAACCACCGGTCGATGGAATGTTTACTGTATAATCCTGAGGCATCAGTTTAATATTTGCTGTAGGAATATGTGCTACAAACTTCTTGTCAGTCTGACTAATGACAGTTTCAAACTTAGTAGCTGTACTTATCTCAGGATCTGTGATACGAACCTTTACATTTGTACCATCTGCTACAAGTGAAACAAAAGGAGCTGCAATAGTAGCTGCTGTACGTAACCAAAACTGTAGGCTGTCATTAGTCAGTGCATGAGTAAAGAAGCCTTCGGATGAGGGCAGGTCTTTATCAGGGGGAGATGTGACAAGTTCAGGTTTTGAGTAGAAGAAATTAATCTCACCAAAGTTCTGAACCGAGATTGCCATATGGTCATCATTAAGACTAACTTCGGGTTCATCACCCAAGGATAGCACTGCTAAGAGTTCATTCAGGTCATAGATCGCAAACTCCTTGTCAAAGTTTTCCTCGATCTTCGCTTTAGCAAAGGCACTCTTGCCTGAGTTAATAGTGCGAATCTCTTGGCCTGCTTTGACAAGGATGTTAGGATTAATCTGTGAGAAGTTCTTTAGAACATCTACAGTATTTTTGCTTAGTTTCATAATATAGTTCCTTCACTATGTTAATAATATAATATTATAATACAACTAGGACTTAATGTCAAGTGTTTTCAACAACTGCAACATCAATAGTAATATTGCTATTGTTGGCCTTTTCAACAATGTTATTTCTATTCCAAACAGGAAGTGCCGCGTTATAGAAAGTCTGCCAAGACTCAGAGTCAGGGAAAGTATAGGTTGCCGTAATCGACAAATCTGTAGCAACATTACCTTCTCTTTCAATAGTACCGCCATGAGTTTCAACTAGAGCCGGAACAGTTCCTACATCACTAGCGTTATCAAACGATAAGTTCTCAGAAAAAACAACATCTGTGCTGGGTCTGGTCATTGTAAATCTTACTTTGTAAGCCATTGTTATCTCCTAAATAGCAGGTTATCTGTCTCTTATTTATAACCCTGGTCATGTTCATTCAAGGCTAACAAAGCATAATGTAAGATTTTTAGTAGGTCTTTTCTATTGTGACCATCCTTCTTACCGTATCGCTGAGTATACTTGAGGACATTGCCGAGGAAGAATCCCATGCCGTGTCCACAGTCCATGATAAACTCCGATGACTGAAACCTACTACGGCTATAATGCTCACCGTACGTTTCGTCTATATAAGCCTGGAGCTCTGCAATTAGAGCTCCTTCGTTAAATTTGTAATCAATCTTTTTCACTTGGAACATAATCCTCATATAATAAATTAAACTTACATCTAGTCTGATTGTTGATACATTCTAGTATAGCATCTAGTGATACAGTATCGTCAAAAGATTCAGTTAGAAATCCTTTTTCATCAGGAATCCTTTGAGTTGGAAATGCTGCTAACACATTGGCTTCACAAGTTTCAACCATACGATCAGTTTTTGCTTCAAAAACTTTTGCAAAACAAACCGTGTCTCTTATTGATTTGTTTGGTTGTTGCAAGCCTTTATACAAATGATTAAATCTTTGCCCTAATCTATCACGCTCTTTTACCAGACCTATTTTATAGGCAAGTCCGGTAAAGAAAACATAAAGTAAGTATTTAGACTTATACATATTGCTGTGCCTTTTCACTGTACTGAATACATTCTTCAATCTCAGCTACTAGAGTAGCGTTGTCATTGCAGATACGACTCATATCAATATCTTTACAACCACGCTTTTTCAAAAGTCCCATGAGCATCTTAGGACCACGTGTAGCTGACCAGTTACGACCTGACTCTCTAAACATCGCAGTCAATTCATCTTTGACATACTGCTGACCTGTCATATCCACTACAAGGTCACGCCATGCTTGAATAACATTCTCATTGTACAAATAACCGTACTCCTGAGCACATTGCCAAAAACCCCAAGTGATCTGACGGGTAGGGTCCTGTTTCAATTCATCATCACTACCAATAAACTTGAACATCTCTTTTAGAGTGCTGAAGGGCACAACCCAGATACTAGAGTGTGATACACCACAAGGTGTATCAGTTTCCCTTTCATCTAAGTAACGGAAACCGTACTCCTCAAAAAGCTCCTGCTTCTCAGAATACATCTCATACTCATCTATACCTGTAGGACATTTACGTTCCATAAGGATTGCTAAACGGATACGGTCATAATCTGAAATCTGAGTACGGCTCTCACAATTAAACTCAAGGAAGAACCACTCCTCAAACCAATCAGGCATATTACGGAAAACAATACAGTTTACCATGTCATTAGGATCACCCAATGCAGAATCAGATGTACCGTGTTGCTGACCTTCCATGACATTATAATTGCCTTTAGAGTCTACATTGACAAACAGAGGAGTATTCAATGCCTGTTTAAAATCTAGAATCATTCTCTTTTGTGCAGGAAATACTGCCTTGCGTTGAGCAGGGGTCTTAACCTTTAACTTATAACGAGGGAGCTGTTCCATCGTATACGCAGATCCCTCTTCTACCTCAGCACGATACTTCTCACGCAACCTAGCCAATGTCTTAGAATCAATATTGTTGAAGTGTACAGATTCTTTTGCCAAGTCTACAAGCGATCTATAAATCCCTTCCTCGGTATTGATTTCCGAATTAGGATCGAATGGATTATTGGCTACGGTAAAATTTGGATTACCTGATACTACTGGATTAAAGGGTGTACTCATTTTTTAGTCCTCACTATTTAAATGTACTTACTATTATACACGTTTCGGAGCGAATGTCAAGCATTAAAACTCGACATCGTCCGAAGAAGCTTTCTCATCCTCAACGGATTCTGGGTTTGCAGGGTCAACCTTAGTGTACAAGTCAATAAATGCCGCCTTAGTATCAGCGTCAAAACGGTTGGTACACAAGGTGATTGCCTTAATCTTGTCTTTGAATACACCGTAAGCATTTACAATGTGCTCAAGCCTACGGGTGCTGACCAACTCGTCTATAGCACCCTCGAAAAAGGTCTTACGAATCACCTCGGACCAAGTAACCAGATGAGTAGCGAATTCCTCATCTGTATAACCAGCCTTGCCCATCTTGTTAAGGATGATGCGCTTCTCTACGGCTGCTGTAGGGTACTCCTGCTCAACGGTAATTGCAAAACGCTCCAGGAACGCTTCGTCCAACAGCTGAGCGCTGATGAATTTACCATCATCTGAACCACGACCTTTTGTATTCGCAGTCGCCACAATAGTAAACCCGTTGGCAGGAGCGACGGTCTCGCCAGTCTTCTTATTGAAGTACGCTTTACCTTCAAGGATGGCCTGGAGACACATCAACTTGTTGGATCCACGATCTACCTCATCAAGGATCAGGACCGCGCCACGTTTCATGGCGGTGAGGACCGGTCCTTCTCTATAGACTACGTTACCATCAACTAGGGTATTGCCACCGATTAGATCGTCCTCGTCGGTCTCAATACTAATATTTACACGGATAGCCTCACGCTTGAGCTGAGCGCAAACCTGCTCAACCATTGTGGTCTTACCGTTACCGGACAATCCGGAAATGAAAAGTGGGTAGAACATACCACCCTGAAGGATAGTCTTGAGGTCCTTGTGAAAACCAAAGGGTACATAAGTATCGTCTTTGGATGGGACCAGGTTTTGAATATCCATTGCTAATTTGGCCATTGATACTACCTTAGACTCAGGAGCCTGAACAGGAGCTGGGGGAGGTGTGACAACCTGCAGTTTGGGCTGTCGGACAGGAGCTGCTTTGATAGCTGCTGTGCCTGTGAACATCTCGGTCATATCATATACACCGGATTCAACCTTGTACTTATCCTTGAGAATAAAGCCTGGGTGATTAATACCCAATGATTTGGCCTCACGGATAATATCCTTACGGGCTACGTGGTTGTTTCCGTCAGCGTATGAACGGAGGGTGTCAATAAGTGCGTTACG